ATAAACAGATTCATTATACCATCCATATCAACTAGCGTAAATAGCATGAAATAGGATTCCACGCGGCACAAGGATTTTAGCGTAATACAGGCAAGAATTGAAATGAGAAGAAATAAAATTAAATGACGTTCCACATTGAAGATGTAGGCAAATCGTAGACAAGCGTTGGCAGTCTGCGAAGTCCTGACACGCAAAAAGAGGGCCGCCCACAAGGACAGCCCTCTCATACAGATTGCAAGACTTTGTTACCACGTGTATGTCATCTTGACATATGCTTTGTCGTTATCAAAATTGTAGGAAGCTCCTACACCTAAATATTTTCCGTCACGAGATACTTTGCGCGAGACGCTGTAGCCGACTTCGGCGATACCGCGCCCGCCTTCAATATCCGGCGACACCTCGACCGTGTGTAGCACCTTCTTGTATGCTTGCACATTGTATTGGTTCAGTTCGACCGGCTTGTCTTTGCTGATTGATGCGATGTCAGCCTTCTCGCCATCGCCTGACGCGACGATCGAGAAGTCAGCGCCAGCGCGCTCCTGCGCGGCCTGTGCCTGCTTCTCTACGTCTCCCCCTGTCGTGATGATGGTGTACACTGGCGGCTCGTTATGCTCGTAGATATGGCGTATCTCCTTCGCTGCATCCTGCGCCTGCTGGCGGCTGACAGGTACTTGCGCTTTGTCGGCAGCTTTCTCGACACCTGCCTCCGTCTGTGCCTGTGTCTGCGGCTCAACGGTCACTTTCTGCGGCTCCGTCTTACAGCCACGAAAAAGCAGTACAGCGACGATGACAGCGAGGATACCAAAGATAATAGCACCAATAATGCGGCGGCGAGCGAGTGCCCACGCTTTCGCTTTCTCCATATCGTATCACCTCAGTAAATGATATCGCCGTCGTAAAAGCGGCCGGCAATGAGTTTCTTGTCTGTGTACTGCCACATCATGCCTCCAAGGTCATCGTTGCTCGTGTCGGGAGTCGGATTCTCGCCGTTCATCCACTGCGCGTTCCAAACGGCACAGCCAAGGTCACGCCAATCAATGAGATCGTCGAGCCACGACTTAGATGCATAGATGCCGCAGTCCAAGCGGATATGGTTCAAGAACTCACGGCAGATACTCGTTGCGTTCTCACGCGAGAAATCGAAGCCGTGACGAGCTTTATATCCGTCTGCATCTTCCATATCGTAGAAGACCGGCAACTCTAAGAGCACGCCTGCATCTGCAATAGCCGTGCGGCAATTCACGGCTTCCTGCACGGCCTCCTGTGGCGTCAGTGCATAGCCGTAATGATACGCGCCACACTGAAGGCCAGCGGCATGAGCACCGTTGACGTACTCAAGGAATTTCTCGTCGCGGCTATTGAGACCGTAGGAAGAACGGACAATGACAAAATCACAGCCGCTTTCGCGCACATCCTCCCAGTCAATCGTGCCGTTGTTCTCCGAAACATCAATGCCGTATCTCATCGTACTGTACCTTTCCTTTCTGCGCCAGTCGCGGCGCTTGCAATGTTACTGATGTAGGGCTTGCCCTGTTCGCTGTTGTAGCGTGAGTCCATGCCGTACTTTGTCCAGCAGGCTTTCCCCAAGCCGACAATACCGGCAATGCCAGTACCGACAACCGTAATGCCTGTCCAGCACGACGCCAGCTCAAATCGCGTACCTCTGAGTGCATTGCTCCAGTATCCGTAGAGCCAAGAGAACATCACAGCGCAGAGGAAAAGCATCATGAGCACGGACAGGAAGATTACAAGGGCGAGCCAGTTCTTCTGTGCCCACCGTGAGAAGCGTACAATCTTATCTTTCATTGCCTATCCCCCTTCCATTCGTCAACGATACGGTCAAGGCGGTCGATGCGATGGTGTGCCGAGCTGCAAGATGACTCGACTTCCGCAATCTTCACGCGGTCATTAGAAATCATGTCGGATTGCTCGTCGATGAGCCGCGACAATTTATCAATGCTCCTCTCCAGTGGAGAGAGGCAGACTTTGTAGAAGATACCGCCGCACGCCGTTGTGATAGAGACAATCATAGCTGCGTCGTTTAATGTCATGTTAATTACCTCACACTATAGAAATTCGGCTGGATTGCTCCGGCGGTCCTCTATCCATACGCCCCTCCGTTATTTCTCGCAGTACATCTTCAAGGCATCGCGCGCAAGTTTCAACTGCTTCTTGTTGATTTCATCTATGGCCTTCCGGTCGCCCTTCTGTACTGCCGCCCGCTCCTGCTTATTCAGCGCGCTCATTTGCTTCTGCGCGCTCAACATCAAGTGGTGGTTGTACGTAGCGTTTGCCGAGGCTTTGCCTTTTGTGTTCTTCTCGCCGGCGTAGTCTGCATCAGCTTTTTGCATATGCTCGTAGAAATCTTGAATCGACTGCGGCGCGCTATATGGATCTACAGTCAAAGACTTGAGTGGATTGAGATCGCGGCCTTTACGCCCGGCCAGCGTGTCGATGAAGTTGTTTCCCTGCGTCCAGGCACCAGCCGCGAGATTCTGACCGAGGTTGTCGATTTTGCGCGGCGACAAACCAAAATGCTCGCCAATAAACTTCGCTACCTCCGACGTTGTCGGTCCATACTGCTGCTCTTCTGGTAGTTTCGCCTCGCGTTGCGGAACGATAGACCGCTCGCGGAAGAAGCTGTAGTTCGCCTGCCATTCGTAGACTGCTTGGATGAGCGGTGGCAAGGAGACTGGATTGAATCCTTCAAGAAAGCCTTTGGCCCATTCCTTCATACCTTTGCCCGTCTTATCCTTGCCCTTGACCATATCGGCAATGCGCTCCGGCAAAGAGCCGAAGAGGAAGCCGGGGCCGAAAGGCTTCGGATAGCGAACCCATCCCGTTTTGGACACCCATTTCGGCACCGGAATATTCCAGAACATATTCTTCTCATACGGCATCATCTCGTCGTACTCGTCCGCCCACTGGCTGTTCGACTGGATAAGAGCATAGAGAGCAAGCGAGCCCATAATCATAGGCGCGGACCGTTTCAGCATACGCGCCGGATTCTCGCGCACTCGCTCCATGAAAATGACAGGGTCCTGAATGACGGCATTGAAGAATGGAACGTAACGATTCCACTTTCTGCCCTTGATGCCCGCGCGCCCGAAGTCCAACGTAGATTCTCGCGCTTCCATCGTAGCCGCCGTGATAGATGCACCGTGGCGGCGTGCGCGGCTGTACAGGCCCATACGTGTTGATTGCTCGATAAGTTCCGAGAGTGCAGGAAGACTGGTCAAAGGATTGATTGCTTTGAAAATCTTGCCGCGCAAGCTCTTGTTTGCGTACTGCTTCGCGAGCTCCGGTACCATCGTTTTTGTATCCTGCGTGATGGCCGACATAAGCGCGCCGGACGTGACGTACTCATGATACAGGTCGTCTTTCTTGAGCAGATGAAACATACCTTTGGCCATATCGTAAAACGGCTTGTATCCGTACTTCGAGTTGAGGAAGGCCGTCAGCTGGTCACGCCCGAGGTTCTTTGCAAGGAACGCAGGGTTATAGACGACTGCGCCTGCGCGCATGATGTTTGACGGCATCTTTAAGAGCAGATACGTCAGGTTATCCATGCCGTCAGGATTCAGGCTTTGAAATGCCTGATAAATTTCTGGCGTAGTTGCGTATACTTCTTGCTTGCCGTGTTCCCATACTTCGAACGTAGAATCTGCCGTCTTTGCCGTGCCGTGTACCTTTTCAATGACGCCGCCCGTGCCGTACAGTTCGGAATGCGCGACAAATTTCTGCGCGACTTTATTGTGCTCGACCGCGATGAGCGACCGCGCGATATTCTGCGGGATGGTCTGCAAAGGATCCTTGACATCGCGCACAGAGCCCTCGTCCGTCAGCTTCTTGATATTGTTTGATACGTTGATAAAGTTTTCTGATGCGCTAAAGCCGAGTTTACCGCCTTTATTTGCATCATCATCGAAAGCACGTGCCAAGCTGACATAGTGTTTATGCTGTGAGATAAGGGCCGCATACGCCTTGTCTGACAGCATTCCTTCATGGTGCATGATAGCAAGGATGTTGCGGTTGATATCGTAGATATCCTGCGCTGCTTCTTTCAGCTCTTTCGGTGCGCTGTCAACGAAGTCTTTGTACTCGTCATAGCTGCGCGGCATCTGGTAATTCCTGTGTCCTTTTGCTTTGAGGTCGTGCACTTCCATGAAGCGGCGGGCGATCAAGTAGGTGCTCAATGCTTCCTGCGAGTCTTTTAGGCCGTTCTTCTTGAGGAAGTCTTTGCCTTTTTTATCAAGATCCTTCAGCTTTTCCAGCACCATAGGGAACGTGACAGCCTTCTTGAGCACGCCGCCGTAAATCTTGTTGAGTGCCTTCGTAACAGCTTCTGCGTCTGTGCCGGTGAGAATCTGCATAGCCGCACTGGCACCGCGGTCCTTCGCGATACGAGCATAGATATAAGCGGATTCTTCTGGCGCAAGCTTCCGCCCGATGATACGTTCTACTTCGTTTTCTGCGGTCTTGATGCCATACTTATCATCAATCCAGTTTACCAAGAAATCATCTACGGCTTTCTTGACCTTCTCGCGGACGGTCGGCTTTTCATCGTGGCGAATGGTGCTACGAATCTTCGCGCCGAGCGGCTGTTTCTGGTACGTGTCCATCATCTGACGCATTTCTTCGACGCGGGCGGCAAGGTCTTTATCTTTGCCGACTTCCTTTGTCCAGAAGTCGTAGTACTTCGGAAAGTCTGCTTTCGCTTTGTCGCGGTCCATCATGTATTCTTTCATGAATTCCGCCGCGCCCTCGGACAGCACTTCGTCGAGGCGGTAATGATGCAGAAAGCCGTCAGGATACTTGTGGTCTAAGACATGCATGAATTCCTGATTGTAGGCATCTCCTGTCTTGTCGCTAAGACCTAAGTACTGGTCTATCTTGTGGCCTATCTCGTGCCACATTGTGCCCCACTGCCCATACTCTGACGTGCGCGCTACATCTGTGCCGCGGTTGTACCATCCATTGAAGCCGCGTCCTGTCCTGCCATTGCGGATTGTACCGAAGAGCTCACGGGCACGCTTGAAGATATTCTCGCGCGTTACCGTGTCGCTAAGATAGTTGCCTTTCGGCTTTTCTGTGCCGAGCGTAGATACTGGCTGTCTTCCTTCACGGTCTGGTACAGTCTGTCCTGCCTGCGTCGGCTTCATTGGTTCCGGTGCATTCGATTCTGCCTGCAGCATAGGATTGTTCTCATGCGCGAGGTTGTTGTTCGTTGGCCGGCTGCTCCGGTCAATCCTTGCCGTATTGCGCTGTCCGTTCTTGTCGCCCTGCAGAAGTCCGTTTTGATCGAGATAATCGAAGGCATCATCTACGTTTTCCGTTGGATGTTCGCGCATATAGTCGCGCACCATCCTCGCTTTAGTCAGTTCACGGTCAACTGTGTCGAATTCTTCGACGTTGCGCAGGCGGTTCTCTGCAAGATATGGCAGGTCAGCGTTACGCGGCTTTCTGCCGAGCGTTTTATAGGCGTCCTGATACCACGGCGGATTGTTGCTCTGCGCCCATCTTCCGTTAATCTGGCCGCGGTCGTCGGTCGTATAGCCTACGTCTACGCCTTTGCCGCCTGGATTGTCTTTCATCAGCTGCACTTCTTCGTCAATCATGCGCTGACGTTCCTGCTCAAGCGAGTCGATATAGTTGTCGAGCTCGCGTGCATTGTTCGCCGTGTCACCTTCGCCCCAATTTACTTTGGCAGGCTCCGTGGCCTTCTGCAGGTCTTCTGCTTCCTGCTGCGCTTCTTTCTCGGCACTATCGGCCTTGCCTTCCTTCGGCGTGCCCTCCTCTTCCTCGTCAATCTCTTTGCCGTTGAGGTCTTTGAGCGGTCCGTCGTCGTCAGGCTCCGGTGCTGACGTGCTCGTGTTATCGTCTTTGTTCAGGCCGTATGGGTCGTCGTCCGTTGGGCCGTTGCTTCTATAGCGCAGGTTGGAAAGCGGCGTGCCATCGTCCGAGATATGGAAGTTGTAGCCCGTCGTGTTCTCCGTCCAGTTCGATTTATCGAATTCATCGTATGTCTTGAAGCCGAGCTCGTGCGCTGCTTCCGTGAACTGTGCGCGGAATTCAGGGTCCTGCAAGCGGTCGTTGACGATATCTGCCGCCCTTCCTGCAGCGTGGTTCGGGTCACTGTGTGTACCGTCTCGCATGGAAGAAATATCGAGATGCTCGCCGCCCGTATGGTCTGCATACCATTTATCGAGCAGACGAAGTTTTGCTTCCGTGCCCTCGTCGAAGCCGTCGTGAATGGCGCCAGGCTCCAACGTGTACTCTGCTTCTGCCGGTACATCATAGACGCCAGAACTACCGCCGCCCTGATACTCCGGCGTGCCGTAATCTGGCTGATCCATAACATGTTGCAGGTAGTTTGGGTCGCCGCCGCCGTTGTAATCGCGAATAGCCGCGTCATAATCACCGCCGTCCTGCTTGAGCATTTCAGCAAGGTATTTCGCGCCTGCATAGATAGACTGCTTCGGGTCTGACATATCATCAAATCCCATCGCCGCACCCGTGCTGTCAAGCACTTGCATAACGTTCGAATCTGCTTCGCCGTGTCTGCTTTCCTGCTGTGCCATCTTATGCAGAATAACAGGGTCAACACCATTCTGCGCAGCCGCGTCGTTAATCCAAAGGTCGATATCACCGTGGCCTGTGTCGATATGAGCAACACCGTCACCGCCGCTGTAGCCGCCATTGCTTGGCCCTGCCGCGTCGTCAGCTTCCTGCACGATATCGTCAGCAGATTCTACTGCTGGCGGTGTGAATTCGTCACCGCCTGCCGTGTCTGTGCCGTTGTCGTCTTTGCTGAACGCACTGACAATCTTATCTTTTGCCGTGTCTGCGAGGTCAGCGCCCTTGCGTACTGCGTGATAGCCGCCCTCGGCCATCGTCGCAGGCATCAGCACTCTATCCCAGATGTTCGCAGGATGTGCCTTGATATCTTCGATAAGCTGTGCAGGGTTCGAGATATCTTCAATCATCTGATTGAGTGGATTTACCACAAGGCCCTGCACGACGCCACTGATACCGCCGTCGCCACCTTCGCCGCCCTCGCCTGTGCCGTTGTACATATCGCCGATATCAGACAGGAACTTCGGCGCATAGAGGATGCCGGCGACACCGCGAATAAGCGCGGGCACTTCTGGCGTCATCGCAATCATGCCAGCAGGTCGCGCGATATCGCTGTATACATCCCACAAATTCTGCCCTGCTTGATAGTCGAGCTGTTGAAGCTGCTGCAGGCTCGTCGCTGTCAGCTCGTCGTACACCGTGCCTGCAAGTGCTTTCGTATCGTTATAGAGATTACTGCCCCAATCGTTGATATCATTACGAAGATTCGTCTGAAAAGTGTTCTGCGTCTGGTTATCAACGTTGTATGAATCATCGCCGATGTGTGAGATGATTTGGTCTTCCTCGCTCTGCAGAGGGTCAGCACCGCTGTTGTCGCCGTTCTCTGCTTCTGCCGCCGACTCCGGTGTTATATTACCGTTCTCGTCGCTCGCACTGTTCAGGATTTCATGGTACGTGGTGTTGTTGTAGTGGTTTGCAATCGCGTTGCCTGCATCTTCTACGGCCTGCGTCTCGCCTTTTGCGTAGTCCATTTGCATCTGGCTTTGGTCCTGCTGTACCTGACCAACCTTCGTAATGATGTTTTTGAGATCGTCACCGAGGCCGGAGAGTGTAGCAAGGATGCTGCTACTGCTTTCGTCGTCGCTAGAAGAATCGTCACCTGACAAGTCCATGTCGGACGAGTCCGGCACGTCTTTTGTAGATTTCAAGAAGCCGCTTACAGCTCTATCACTGTCACCGCTCCCGCCTAGAAATTCGTTTACTGCTTCATCCGACATATTTCTTACTCCTTATTCTGGTGCATCGTCACCCCATACCTGATGATAATAGTCAATAGCTGACGGCGTGAGATAAGCGTCTGCCTGTTCTTCGCTCATACCACTGTTAATCATCTTTTCCTTTATTTCAGAAGGTCTAGTTCCTGCCGCGAGCATATCTGTAACCTTCGATTCTACACGCTGTGAATTGAAGTTTGCGCCGCCCTTAGACGAAGATGAGCCGCCGCCAGAACGACCGACGCCCCTCGTAGGCTTGCTTTCCTGTACGACATTGTGGCGGTGCGTCTCTGCAAGTTTAGCTTTACTGATGCTTTCTGTAGCGTTATTGTGACGATTCGTCTCGATAATCTTAGCTTTAGTCAGCTGTACATCCTGCTGTTCTTTCCACGTCGGCGTCTTCGCTTCTTTCATGATGTTGACAGCATAAACAGGGTTGCCGTTCTTGTCCTTGCCGAAGCTGCCGCCGTTCTTCTTGACGGCGATATAGCTTGTATAGCCGCCCTGATTCGACTTCGTGACAGATACTTCGCCCATTTTCTGCAGCTGTGTAACAAGACTTGTATCGAACACCGGCTGCCCCATCTGCTTTGCCGCAATGTTGTAGTCCGTCATCATGTGCCCCAGCTGGAAATAGGTTTTCGGATCGTTGAGATCGTCCGTATGCTGTGCGATAAAGCTGTCAATCGGTGCGCGCGCCTGCTGAAGTGTCGCACCGCTGAACGCCTGCAGGCGGTCCTGGATTGCCTGATCAATCATCGGCTCGGCCATCTGTGCGCCGCGTATGCCGTAACGCTTGTATGCCATCTGCATCGCTTTTGACTTGAGGTCTGCAGCACGGTCTTTGACTTCCTGCCATAATGCTGCCCGCGTTCTGCCTGTATAGCCATACTGCTCTAAGCCGCTCTTGAATCTGCCCGTGCGTGCGCTGTAGGCGTTATCCGCAACGGCTTTTCCCTGTGCATAGTCTAGGTTTGCTTTGACGCGTGCCTTCTCGTCGCCGTCTGTGTAGGTGTTGCCTGCGAACCATTCAGGGTGCTCCTTCTGGTTCTTCGCAAATTCGTTGTACTGAGCCTGCAGTTTTGCTTTCGTGTCTTTGCCTGGCTGCTGTGCTTCGTTGGCAAAATTCGTCGCGGCCTGCATAAGAGACTGACTGCCTGGCACCATCTTCTGAATTGGCGTCAGTTCAAATGCGGGCGTGTTCTTGCGCAGCCAGTCCGTATTCGGCAACTGTCCGTTAATCTGCATCGACTGTACTGCGCTCTGCATTGCCTTGTCGCCGTTCTGCTCCGGCGGTACATCTACTTTCTCTGCTACTGGCTGCGTCAGTTTGTCGAGGTCGTTTTTCATCTCCGGCGAAGATGCATAGCCGAGTGCGCCTTCATAGGCCTTTTTCTGCCAGTATGCACCGACGATATCGGCAAGCGCTTGCAGAGGCCCATAGTTTACATTTGCCGTCTGTGCGCCAATCGTGCCAGGAAGGCCCTGCATATAGTTGTTCTGCGGTGCGGCCCATCCACCGCCGCTCCAATAATCGCCATTGTTAGCCATTCTGCAGGCCCCCCTTCATCCAGTAAGAACCAAGCATCTGCGCGAGTGCGCCGAGTGGTGAACCATTATTCTGTGCAAGGCCCTGCTCCGCCATAATGTACGGCATCTTCCCCCAGTCAAACTGTGAATTCTGATTCTGCTGTACCTGCGGCGTCCGCTGATTCGCAAAGTTCTGCGCCATCTCCAAGAGTGACGGAAGCTGATGATTCACGCCTAACGAAATTGGATTCATACTCAATCGCCCATCCCTTCTGCAGCTACATCATTAGCAAAGAAAATATTGCGGTCTGCCGGTCCTTCAAGCGTCAAGTCATAGACAAGCGCCTTGCGTCCGGTCTCACTCACGCGTAGCACATCGACGGGCCTGCCCTGAAAGACAAACGCCTGCGGTGGCTCGTCACTGTCAATGCTGGCGAAGTGTACGCCGTCATAATAGCGCTGACGTGCCGTCGTATGCCATGTCGTACCATCGCCAAAATAGACGTCTACAATATCACGCTCATGTGCGCCTGTAACGTCGCTGACCTTCTTCGTGACCACTTTGTTATGCTCATCAAGGGAAAGTACTTCGTCGCCGCGCTTGATTTCCTTGATAGGCTTGTACCCCTGCGGCGTCGTGACAAGAGTGTCGCCCGTAAAGCACAAGATATATGCCGTGCCGAGGGAACCGATTGTGGACCATACCGAGTTGTTCGGCTGACTCGTCGTGGTCGTCGTACTGCCCGTGCCCATGCGGCCGCTGTACATCGTGTTGTACATATTGCTTGCAGGGTTGGCAAGCGCCTGTGCGTACTGAAAAAGGCTTTCTGTCGGCGTCTCTGATGCATCCTGCGCGAGCTGATTGCCTGCAAGGACCTGATTTGCATTCGACGCAGCGCCGCTCAAAAGTCCGGCATACGTGCTCAAATCCGAAGCATACGACTTTGCAAGCTGACTACTTGCGTCTTCCGAGATATCGTCAAGTGCTTTGTTCGTTACCGAGCTGTTGATGATACCGCGGTCTGCAAGGCCGCTGACGGCACTGCCGACGGTCTGCTGTAAATCATTGTTCAGCGCCTTCCTGCGTGCTTCTGCAAACTGTGAAGGAAGATTGCCCTGCATCAGATTATTGTAGCCGTTCGTTACGGTTCCCATCGTGTTATTGTAGTTGCCCGCAAGGCTCGTCCAATTTGGATTGTACTGCCTGCTGATCGACTGGATAGCCTGATTCATGATACCGCTAGATGCATTGAGGCCGCTTCTTGCATAGTCCATCAAGCCATTTTCGAGCTGTGCTTCGTTCGGCGTCTGCCCTGGAATGGTTCGCGTTGTCGTTGACGAGCTGCTATGCCCGCCCTTTTTGTATCTGCATCTGCCCTCGCGCCGAAGTGCTGGCTCCATCGGTACGCCGAAGCAATCAAGTTCGATTACTTTCCACATTGTTTAATACCTCCGTAAATGCCCAATACCATTTCCCATTCTCGCCCCGCGTGCTGTGCTCTAAGTCGAGATGCGCTTTTGATAATCTCGCGTAAGCCTTCGCGGGATGGAACGTCTGCGTGATTACTTCGCCGCAGCCGGCCGCCCTTGCAATCTCCCGCGCCCTGCGGAACAAGTACTGGTAGTTGTCCGTAGCGAAGTGGTCTACGTACATTGCGCGGATATCAGGGAAAATCTTGTAATAAAAAAAGCCGTGCTCCGGCTCGAAGTAGAGGGACGCGCCTTCTATCGGGTCGGCCGGCTCTGCTTCTTTCTCGTACCAGCTTTTCCATTCGTCAAGCGTTTTCATGCGCTCGCCCCCAGATATCCTTTGACCTGCGCTTCCGTATAGCCGAGGCGGTACAGTTTGCAGTTCTCGTCAATCTTCTTTTCGTACTGGTAGTATGTCTTCGTGCCATCGTTGCGGCTTTCGTCAACAACGACCTTGTGCGTATCGTCCGCCTTGCCGTCTGCTTCGCTAGCAATCGTGCCCGTGTTGTACCACTGGTACATAGAATCAAGCAGATTCTGAAAGTCAGCCTGCCATTTCTCTTTCGGGAAGTACTGGCGTACAAACTCATAATCTTCTCTCGTGTTCAGCGTATGCGGATATCCTACCATGCTTGTGCCTCCTCACGTGAATGTGTAGTAGTTATGGATTTTCTTGATGGATGCCTCAAAAGGCATCATGTCCTTGAATGTGTCTAGCTGCCGTTCGAGGACGGAACTGTTGGTAAAGGTGACGCCAATCTTATCATCCAGCCTGAATTGGATTTCGACGCAGGTCTTTCCCTTGACGGCCCGCGACTCGAATTTCCGATAAGCCAATACGACGATGGTCTGATTGAAAAGCTCGCTGATGCTCACCTTGTCTCCTTCCATCCCTTTTTCTTCTTTGGCGAAATCGCTGAATCTATGCATAGCCGCTCGCCTCTTCCCAAAGCGCATCGATATGGTTAGCAACAGTGTAATGATGCGCGTTGGCGTGCTTTACCCATCCCCTCGCACTGGCCACTTTCGCCTTTGCTGTTTCCGGCGATATGCGGCCTTGTTTCAGGATATGCATCACCTCACGGAGGTGCCTGCGGATGCGCGCCGCCGTTTTCTTGCGCACAAGGATATATCGGGGAAAATGACGATATCCAAGAAAATCCACGCCCTGCGCTGTCGGGAAAAGCTGGCATTTACTGAGCTTCAATTTCAGTGTGTCGGCAAGATAACCAGGCAACTCTGCGCGAATCTTCCGCAGCTCGTCTTTGTCATTCGAGAAGAAGCAGAAATCATCGCAGTACCGTATGTAGTCGCGGATATGCCAATGCTGCTTGGTGTAGGTATCCAGCTCATTCATATAGAGATTGCCGAACCACTGTGACAAGTAGTTGCCGATTGGTACATTCGTGTCCGTGTGTGTGCTGTCAATCACATCATCCAGCAAGGCCAGGAGTCTTTTGTCTTTGAGCTTGTGGCGCAATATCTTTTTCAGCACCTCGTGATTCACAGATGGATAGAACTTGCTGATATCGCATTTGAGACAATAACGATTGTGCCGCACCATCTCCATGCAACGTCTGCTTCCTGCGTGCTGCCCTTTCCCCTTCCTGCATGAATAGCTGTCGTAGATCATGAGCTTGTCAAAGACTGGCTCCAGCACGTTCATGACCGCATGATGCACAATGCGGTCCGGGTAAAATGGCAGGATGTAGATGGTCCGCTCTTTCGGCTCATAAATCTGCTTCGTCGTGTAGGATGCGGTATGGAATGTCCCCTGCTCCAGCGATTCCTTCAGCTTCATCAGCCACGGTATCGGGTCCGCGTCATACGTTCGGACATTCCGCTGCCAATGCTTTCCTTTGGACGCCTTACAGTAAGCTTCCTGTAGATTTTCCATATCGACTATCTTTGCAAAGAAATCACCATATCGTTTCATAGTTTCACCTTAATGGGGCGGACGTTCGCTTGAAGCTACACTAGCCCGCCCCGTCTCCCGTTGTGTATTTTGGCTATGCCAAGGCTCATGCACCCAGCCGAGGGATGTTTGGCTAGACGCTTTTTATCTCCCGTATCAGACGTGCCCTGCCCCGCGTAAGCGACATTCCGGTTAGACGACAAGTTATTCAGATAGACTGAGCGCGAGCCGCAAGACGACCCGACGCCCCACCAACCGCCGACAAGAGCACGGGCGGTGCATAAGCCCTCTATAAAAAGTCCAGATGGACGATTACAGACAAATTGATAAAATCAAAAAATCAAGCCGCTCGGCCTGCGACCCGGCGTCCCGCCGGGCCACGCGACTAGAGGATAGCGGCCCTCGGCTCAGACGAGCCCCGCCCCGCGTTATCGTCACTCCGGCGAGACGACAAGTAATTCAGATAGACCGAGCGCGAGCCGCAAGACGACCCGACGCCCCACCAACCGCCGACAAGAGCACGGGACAGCGCACCATAAGAATGACCGTAGATGTTTGTAGAGCCGTCAACATTGATGTTTGCGACACTGCGTCCATCGTCTTGCCACGCATAGCCATGAAGCCAGTGATCACCTTCGGAGCTGGACGTCTGCCCACTCTCGCCAGGCATATCGCTGTTGCTCGCAGACGCATTTGGGTGGCCGCTTATATCAGACGTCCATTGCCACATCCAGCCACAGCAGTCTTCGCAGCCGATATTTGAGATCATGCGTCTGCCTGCTGTATCTACATGGCCGCCCGTCGTATTCGCGTCAGCCGACCCCTTGATGTTCGTTTTCTCGTTGGAGCCCTTCGCAAATGCGACATACTGGTCGCGCGAAATCAGATGCTTCTTTACCTTCGCAAACTCCTCGACGAAAAGCTCACCGTGAAAAGGTTTTGTGCTGTAACCATCCGCTACGACGCCGCCATATGCGGACACGAGGCTTGAGCCGTTCCACGAATCAAGATAGATATCGACCCACTGACTGCCGTCCCATACCATGCCCTCATTCTCAGACGTGGCACGGAACTTCAAATCCCAGACCGATGCAGGCAGGATATCGCCAGCGACGTAGCCCGATAACGCATGGCCGCTGATCGTGCCGACGTCCGCGCACAGGCAATGGAAGCCGCCGATCTTGCGAGAGCTGTCTGCTGTGTACTTTGTCGGTACAGTACTGTTCGGTGACACAACAAGCTTCAGCGCGTCGCCGTCGGCGCAGGCATAGACATAGAAGTCCTTGCCCTTACGATTCACAGCCTGCGTGTAGTCAAGCTGACATTCCCAGACAACATTGCCATCATTGTACGTGCTGCCGAGCGTTGTCGGGAAAGACGGCGTAAGCGTAGAGCTTGTACCTGCCGTTATGCATCGGTAATAGTATGTCGTATGCCCGGATGTAGGATAGACCACATCGCCGACCGCATAAGCGTGCGAAGCTTGCCACTCCTGCGCAGCTGTATCCCACGCTGCATCCTTAGAGATATCCAGCGTGATAGCTGCCTTTGACTCATAGCCATTACCGCCTACATTGACGAGGATATACGCAGGAGACACCAGTGCAGTACGCGTAGCTGCATCCGTATGGAATTGACCGCTCCGATAGTAGAAATTGTACATATGGGCCGCCGCGATGCTCTGTACTTTCTCGAAGATATTGGCGTGAGCATCTGCTGACGTATTATGCTTTGCAAAAGCCTTGGCGTGAGCATTTTCGTCATTCTCATGCGCGGTGCGCCCCGTATCAAATTCGACCGCTTCATCGCCAGAGAATTCAGCCAGAAGCGTATCGCCGTCTTTGATGGCGAGCGCCTTGCCCGCGCCGACGACGCCTTTATCCTCATTGCGCCACACATTCGACGCCGTGCGGAAAGTGAGTACCTGTCCATCTTGCAGCTTGTTGATCTGCACGTTAACCCCGGCAAGCTGCCCCGCGTTGCCCGATACATTGACGGGTAGGACACCGTTGGCATTGAGTGGCACAAGCTTATTGGGCACGGTCGCCAGCGCTCCCGTTTCGGGGACAGACAGATCGGATTTCGTCAACACGTCATCATGGCCGATGAGGTCATCGATATGTAGACTCAGGATAAGGTGCCATGCATCAGACTGCCACATATAGACACGACCATTATCCGTGTCCCAGTACACATCACCAGACGTATTGCCGACCTGCGGACGGCTAGAGATACTGCCAGCCGACTGCTTACCAAAAGAGTCAGACCGCATACCGCCGTTTTTCGCGGCGTCAAAAAGATACAGCCACGCATCATTGGTTTTGTTACGAACGTAGAATTTATCATCTTCAACCTTGATCTGATACGGCTCCGGCTCAATCTGCTCCGTACCTACCGAGTCATGCGTCCTGATATTATTCAAGAACTGATAGATCCTCGGGATCTCAGCCATATATTTCAAAGCAAAGTCGTTTAGTTTATCGCCGCCTAGACGATAGTCCAGTACATTTTTCTCAGTTAGTTTTGCCATTGTTACACCTCCACAATGTCATAGGAGAGAGAGTTAAAGACGGTCACGCCGCCGCGCCCCCACATCATCGCCGCAATACTCTTTTCGTGGTCCACGCAGCGCGTCTCACTGCGCAGGACATCCTGCGATACAAGCGGCATACTGCTTTCGTAAATCTCTTCAAAGTTGAAACGCACATCCTCGGAATTTGTGAAGATAGCCTTACTCGGTGTCATTGCAACGGACCGCGTGCTAAGATAGACGGCCTCGCTGCTCTTGTATATCCAATTTGCGCTGTTCGGCTGACGAATGCCAACGACCACATCACCGGCGCGGAAATACTCATCCGCGTAGTTTGTGTGAATTGGTGTCGTGTCTGCGTAAACATGCTTCAAAAGGATATCATGATTCGACGTCAGCGTTTTGATCTGGAACTTCCAAAGCATCTCACTGCCGTCATCATCCTGAATGGATTCATCCAGTACGTAGATCCCGTGCTGTTTTAGAAGGTAGATACTACCGCTTGCTTCGACGGCATCCACAATGTTGGCATTGTACCGTCGTTTGAACCAGCCGTTAACGTTTGCGTCGTAGAAGAGGAACGAGCCTGTGCCGTCAATGAGCCATACCTGATTCAAGCCAGGAATAAAGCGCAACCGCACGCTTGCTGGCAGTTTTTCGATATCCTGATATATCTTCTGCCCGATATCGGTTGCCATCATATCGCCGTAGGCCGTCGTCGTCGTGATGACCTGCATACGTGTTTTGCCCAACACTCCTGTAGTGTCAGCAAGAGCGATGCAGGCATGATAGCTCTTGCAGTCAATCTGCCGCCCAATTTCAGCGAGTGACCAATTTGGGTATGTGCCGGATAGTCTATACGCATGATGATTATCTTTAAATATCAGCGTGTCCGAGGAAAGAGAGCTGACGCCCACAATCTTGCCGCCGTCCTTGTAGCCAATCTGCAAGAACTGACTGCTTGAATTGTCGTCTGACTTCTGCGTCCAATTTGTTTCATCACCGACGCCCGAGCATTTCAGCACATCATCATAGAACGTCCAGACGCGGCCCTGCTTGATAAACACACCGCGCGATACGTCCGGTGAATTCGTGACAGTCTCAAGCGTGCCGCCGTGGTAGTATTGCAGCTTGCCGCCCGACGCAATGAGCACACCGTCTTCCCATGCCGCGTACTGCATCTCTGACGTACCTGTCAGCGTGCCCTTCTCCGTCAGCTTGCTGTCTTCGAGCAAGTACACTTTGTGGCTTGTGTCCACTAATAGTGTCTTGCTTTCGATGCTGTCATAGATGATACTGTCGAACGTTACAGACGTGTCCTTGTATACGGCCTTATCACCTGCGACTGTCTTAAGCTGCCCCTTGTAAATTTCAACATTTACTGCCTGTGACAATTCGTTGTTAGCGATATTCTCGACGGCATCTGTCGTGTTCAGACCGCCTGAGAAGTCCGCATAGCGCACGTTCTGTACATTCGTATGCTTGTTTGCTAGCCGCATTGTGTATCACCCCGCCCCCAGCTGCAGTGCCTGCGTAATCTCACTCTGAATGCTCGTATCTTGCGAGATATCATACTCGTTTTCGTTGAGCAGAATCTTGATAGCAATCTTGATAGCAAGGCTGTTGAGGATACTAAGGCGGAACGGAAGCGAGCCCGTGCGCGTCACGTCAGCAGGCATCGTGTAGTATCTGATGTGCAGTTTATCGCCGCTCGTCAGCAGGTGCACCTTGCCGCCCGTGATGCGCATAGGATACGTACCGCACGTCCGAAAGAATTCATCCGGTACATTGTCGCCCTCGGTAAGGTCAGCTTCCGCGATGATATCCGGATAGCGCGCAGCTACAAGCAGGCCCGTCAAATCATGGATAGCCATGTTAAGAGCGAAGATGCACTCTACATCATCGTATTCCTGCGACACATCATGCATAGATGCGCGCATACGGTTGATTGCATCGAGTACCTGCATCAAATCACCTCCGCCCATGTCGGGATGCTAGGCACTTCCGCGAAGGCCGCGTCGCTTACAAGTCGCTGCACTTCGTCGGCAAGTGTCTGGAATACCGTCTGTTCCTGCTCTGCCGTACTTGCCGTCAGTAGAAGAACGATTGCCTTTTTGATAACACCTTTAAAGTACGCAGGCAGGTCCATGTCATTATTGAGCGTATCTGTCGTAGCTTCGACAAAGTACGGCTTGTACTCAATCGTAACGGACTTGCTCTTCGTGTACAGCTTCTGCCCAACAATGTAGTACGTGTAGGCTGTGAGCTCGTGCCCTTTGCCTTTATAGTCCATCACGCGGCCCTGCTTGTTGTACGCTACTACCATCTGCAGAAAATCGTCCGGCAGTTTGTAGCCGTCCTCGTCCGCTTCCAGCGTGGCGTGCTTCTCAATCAGCCGTCCGCTTCGGTTCGCGAGCATGGTATAGATGGCATCGACAACAGAATTGAACACATTGATAAGGTCGTAGTCGCTGTACTTCGCCGCGTCCATATCGGCAATCTCCGGCGCCATACGTACTGCTGTAAAGATAGCGTTCGGCGTCATATCAAACACCTCCGCTGCAGGCCTTGAACAAATCCGGATATCTGCGAATCATACGGTCACGGGCGGCTGTGTCGTGATAGTCGAGGTAAGCCTGCGCGTCCTTGTCATGCTGTACCTGCGCGAGAATACGCACCGTGCCCATGTCGATATGAGCAACACGGCGGAAGCTGTGCGTCAGGTCGAAGCCGTCTGTCTTGCGGTCCTCGTAGTTCTGCTTTAGCACATCATCATCCGAGCCCTGCTTTACGATACGGTCGACGCCATCGCTATGCACAAAGTACGTGCGCTCCGTGTCCCCCTTGTCTGTGAGGTCATAAACCTTTTCCATCTTCTCACCTCCGAAAAAAGAGCAGGCCCATAAAGCCTGCCCTCTCATTAACCATGTGTAAATCCATCAAGCGGACGTGATGCTAATCATAGCCTGACCCGCTTCACCGCGAAGTTCCAGCGTCATTTCGCCCGTGATGATGCCTGCCTTGGCATCGCTCATAGCCGGAAGTTCCTTCGACTTGAACGGGCGCAGCCATGCAACGGCAAGATACGTCGGGTCGAGCACGAAGAGCGTCTTATCATCGAGGAAGCGGGAAGCGACAATCTCGATGCGGCCGAAATCCGTATCAATGACGTCGATTGCTTCGATGATCTTCTTCTTCGTTGCTTCAATGTTCTTCGTGTTGGACGTCGTGAGTGCCGATACAGCGCGCTTATTCGTGCCGGATACAATCAGCTTAGACGGCGAGCCGCCATGCTCCCACGCGGCCTGCAGTGCGTCAGAAATCAGTTTGAGCGTTACTGCCGTGCCGCTCTTGACGTTCGTCGTGACAAGGCCAGGGATGCCCGCAAACGTGCGCGCTACCGTCTTGCTTCCTGCAGCGTCCGTTTTCTGCGTCGTGATTGCAAGCTCAAGATCCTTGCCGATTTCCTTCATTGCTTTCAGCATCTGGTAAGCATACTCGTCAGATACGCCTGCTTTATCAACGGCCTGCTGCGTCTCCGTGACGGAATAGCCGCGCTTCATAATCTGCGTGTGATTGCCCTTGCGCGTGCGTGCCGGTGCATCCGTTACCGTGTCTGCTTCACCCTCGACGTGGGCGTTCGCAGCGGCGGCGGCGAGTTCGTCTTCCGGGAATTCGTGATACGTTGCTTTTGCTTTCGTTTTGCCAATCATCGACGTAATCGGCGTATCGGTCGGCGAGATGTTCGTGATAACGTCCGTGAGGTCTTCACGGTTCGTCTTTTCGTCGTAGGTATATTTAGCCATCGTTGTTCTCCTTACATAAATCCTGCCCGTCTAAGAGCAGCAATCTGCTGTTTTGTGCTTAGACCGCTAAGTTTGTGCGGGTTGAATGGTGCGCGGCTTTTGCCTTCTGCCTGCCCTGGCGTTTCCGTTTTGGGCGGCTCCGGCTTTGGCGTGGCTTTCTCCTGCACCTGCGGCTGTGCTTTCTTCGTGAGCTGTTCGCGGACGTAGTTCCAGTGCTCGCGCAGAAGCTTCGTGTCCTTGAGTGTAGCCTGCTGATTCTGCAATCGCTGACTCGCCTCTGCAATGGCCATTGCTTTCTGTGCGCCCTCAGGCGACTGCCGCCCGAGCTCAAACAGATAAACGTTGAAGTTCTTGTCAATTTCTGGTGTGAGCGGGTCTTTCTGCGCTTCCGCTACAAAGTTTCGCACTTCGTCAACGACTGCATTTTTGCTGACCTGCTGTTGGGAATTGCGGACGATCACCCGCTGCAGTGCGAAGTTATGCTCTGGGTCGAATTGGTTGAATTCGCCAGGTGCAATGCCTAAATCCCTCTCGGCCTGTGCGACTGCCGCCTTGTAGTCATCAGATACAGACGCCTTCGGATTGTCCTTCTTCTCGGGTTCCTTCGGATCCGTGCCCTGCTTGACCTTGAGTGCGGCCATCATCGCGTCTACTTCCCTGCGCTCGTCTGCAAGTGCCTGCGTCTTGCGTGTATAATCTGCCTGGCGCTGGTATCCCTGCTTGAGCTCTGACAGCTTCACTTTGAGCGGCTTGCCATCGACGGTTATTTCGTATTCTGGGTCGTCGTCTGCCGCTGGTGCTTTCGCACTTGCCGCGTCGTCTTCGCCCTTGTGCTGCATCTCCGTCTGCTCTTCTGCTGGCTGTTCGTCGGTCTCGTCGTCCGAGTTACCGAGATAGCCGTGCTTCTTGAGATAGGAAAGCTGTTCGTCAGCTGACATACCGCCCAACGACTTCACGTCCGGCTGACTGTCCTTTTCTTCGGTTGCAGTCTCGCTTTCCTGTGCCTCTTCCTGCGGCTCTGCCTGCTGCGGTTCCTGCTCTGCTGTCTGCTGTGCTTCGTCCATCGTCGTGGACTGCTCTTCTGCTTGGTCCATGATGTGTACCTCCCTTATTTATCTTCCAGAGATTTGATTCTATTTTCAAGCTCGCCGACTCTGTCTTCCAGTCTTCGGCGATCCTGCTGTACTACTTTCATTTCCATGCTCATGCCTTCAAGCGCCTGATTCGTGAGAGCAAGCTGCTCCGATAAGACCGTGATGAGCACGCGCGGCTTACTCTCAAGCACCTCGTATAGCTTGAATCCTTTAAATAGGCTCATTCGATTGCCTCCTCTGCGGCCTGACGTTCGGCGATATGTCCTGCCTGAATGTCACGCTTGAATTCGTCTTCAATAGCTCGATACGCCTGCAGTAGTGCTACCAGCTGCGTTTCCTGCCATTGTGCCGTTGTATTGGCTGGCAGGCTTAAGCGCTCCAGTACTTCCGCCCGCTTGCGCTCCAGCATTGGACGTAGTGCCTGCCATCCTGCCTCCGCCTCGCGGCCTTGCGAGATTAGCTTGCTGTAATCTGTCATGCATTGCATCTCCTCTGCTTGCATCTGCCTTCGCCTGTGCGTCAGCTGCACTGCTCAATACTTTCTGTGCGGCCTGCTCTGTGAACATCTGCGGCGTAACCTCGAAGCCGAGCTTCTGCCAGAACTGCATCTGTACCTGCCACGGCGCATCCGTGATGGCCGAGCGGATTGTCGTCTTGCTGTCCTCGCCCGCAGCCTCCTGCTCGCCCTGCTGCGGCATCTGCGCCGCCACCGCAGAGGGGTCAATGATAAAGTCGTCGACATTCTTAAAGCCGACTTCCTCGATGATTCTCTTTGCGAGATTGTACCACTGCTGCGGCCCTGACAGTCCGACCTCGGCAAGCTGCGTCGAGAGCTCGCGTACCATCTGCAGATTCTGCAGGTTTGTCTGCTTCGCTCCGGCGCCCATGCCCGCATTGACAATCAAGTCAAAGCTTCCGTCAAGGTCACTCGGGTCAATCTTCAGGGGGCCATTCGTCAGCCGGATAACAAGATCCTCATTGATAAACAGCTGATTCAGCTTGATGAGAAAGCGAAAAAGCTCCGTCAACCCTGTCTCTGCAAAGATACGCGCGATAAGCTCAAGACGCTGATTGCTCTGCTGTGTAATAATGCTAATGCCCGTAGCCGTCTTATTCAGGCTGTTGCTGTCAAGGCCCTGATTGTACTTCGTAATGCCAGTGCGGTTTTCTTTGACTGTGTCGAGGTATTCGAGCATGTTAAACGTCCAGCTCTGCAGCTGTGCGGCTGGAAGCGGCTGTAATGCTTCGGACACATTACCTTTGACACGGATAAACTGCGCATTGTTCAGTACGTCGTTGATATCGACGAGAGCAGCTGTATCAATCGCCATCTTGCTGTCGTTGCCCTGCGCGATGTTGTAAATCATCTGCCGGATAATTGCCGTTTTGCTGTGCTGCACCTGCGCGATCAAATCCGTGAATCCTGTTTCTGGCCAGATATGATGCGGGTCAATACGTGGCGAGAGCACGAAGAAAGGATTGCGCTCGTATGTGTTTTCCTCACATCTCAAGATAACCCCATTAGACACAGTCACAATCATCGGTGTCAGCCGCCCGTCGGGGTCGTCGCTCATGTTGAGATTCACATAGCACTCATAGAGCTCTACCTTCTGCCTGCCCGTGTCTGTGCGGTTTGGCTGCTCGTCGATATATTCGTTGTTCTGCGTATCAAGTGTTGTGTAATGCGGCGCTACTGCCTTCTGCGCGACTTCCTCGACATTCTGATACATGCCAGATTCTCCCTGCATTCGCAGATAGTCGATTGAGACAATCTTGCGGTGCGCTACAAAGTCGGCATCTTCTAGCCTTGTAGCGTCCGGCGAGAATCTAAACTCGCTTGCCATCAGATTCATGACACGCGGGCGGTTCTTCGCGAGCTCCTGTGCCGTATACGTAACATTGATGCCGCCTGCAGGGTTTGTCTCTGCGGCATTTACTTTGATGCCCATTGCCTCGGCCTGTGGGCGATACTGCGCGTATGCTTCCGCGTCCATCGTGATAGTCTTCTGTACTTCCTTGTACTCGCGGTCCCAGTCAACTTTGATGATGCCGAGGTTTGTTATGAGTGCGTCCTTTGCCCAGCGATAAAACCTCACGAAAAACTTGTTTTGCTGCAGCTCGTAATTGATAAGCTCCTGCATTTTCTCTGCCCTGTCGCTGTCTTCATCCGTGCCGTCTGCGCCCTGAATCGTCACGACGTCTGTACTGCCAAAAAATGTTTTCATTAGTACCGGCATCGTGCTTTCGATGGTATCCTGTACGTCCGTGCTCGTAATCTCGCAGCGCTTAGAGAGTCGTGGAAACATCTTACGATAATAGTCTTTGTCTGCGTGGAAGATTGCGTAACGCTCCATCACAGCAGGCTCGATTGTCTCTTCGTAATATGCGTTCGCCGCGTCGATATCCTGCTTTAATTTCGCTATAATCGTGTCTCGCTTATCTTCTGATATCTTTAGCAAATCTTTCTCACCTCACATAGCACCGGCAAGCGGCATCGCGATGTTCCTGCCGCCGCCCGCGTGCCATCCCATCTCTCTGAACAGCGAATATCTTAGCGCATCAATCAAATGATTGTCTCTATCGACTGGTCTCGGCAGCACATTGCCGTCTTTATCTTCGTCCCATTTGTAGACAGTCAGCTCATTGACAAGCTCCGGCAGGTTCTCGTTAACGACGATGCGAAGCTTCTGCAGCCATTGGATGCCAAAGTTCACGCTGTCCTTGCCCTTTTCCGTCGGGATAGCCGTCACACCGTACTGGCGCAGCTCCGCGATGCTCTTTGGCTCTGCGGAATCGCAGACGACAACTTCCTGCCCACAGAGGTTCACGATCTCGGCAGCCAGCAGGTCATTTGTCAGCCCGCGCAGGTACCGCGCATCGATGATGTAAAGCGTGTTCGCCCGCTCATCGTAGTGGCTGCGGATAAGGGCGGCGGGATCATCTGCAAAACCGAAGTCCAAACCATTCTGAAACGTATCGAATCCGCTCGGGTCGATGTGCTCAACATGCCAATTTTTGAAAATGACCTTGCCAAGCACGCCCCAATTTCCGTTGGTGTAGACATCGCGGAAGTACGGGTCTTTCTCACTCTCTAGCTCACGTTTATCGCCGTCCGTCAGGAACACGTTGTCTTTATACGTCGTCTTGAGTATTGTCAGCGTGTCGTCGTGATACGACGGCTTGCTGTCGCTCCATCGCTTTTCAAAGTACTCTTTGTATATCCAATGTGTCTGATACACCGGATTGAAAGACATGATGATACGCTTGCTCACAGCTGCAAGGCCGCGCAGACGTTTTTTCAGCTGTTTTATGTCGCCGTACTCTGTCTCCGTCGCTTCTTCTACCCAGATGTCTGTAATGACTCCTCGCGCCGGTGTGATTGACTTTACTTTCTCAACATCATCGAGGCCTGCGAACATGATCTGGAATCCGTTCGGGCCCGTGATGACCATTTCGCTCTTGTTATCGCTAAACAATTTGCCGACTTTGAAGAATGAGATTGCTTTCGTTATCTCGTTATATACCGACTTGCGGACCGTGCGCGCTACCTTGCGGACAATCAGGTAGTTGTGCCCGCCCTGCAGCATATCTAAGATACATCTCTGCGCAAGAAAATAGCTTTTCCCCGACGACGAACCGCCGTAGTATATCTGCGTGTACGTCGTATCCTTAAGAAAAGGAATGTACACCGGATTGAAACATTTCTTTGATACATGCACGTCAATCTTCATCGAGTGTCACCTCGATTCTTAAACTGCCATCTGCCGTGCCGTCGCTGTCGCCGATTGCCGTCTTTGCGACTGCCTGCAGATCTTTCATCGCGCGCGCCAGTGTCGCAACGTCGCCAGGCTTTTCTGCTCTGGCGAGCATTTTTTTCGCTTTCTCGACTCCCTCGCGCGAAATGTTGAAGCATTCAATGTCATAGCGCGCGCCTTCCTCTGACAGCACCGCGGCTTTTTCTCTCTGCCGTGACTTGCTCACTTTGTTGGCGAAGCGCTCGCGCTTGACTGCCCATTGCTCTTTACTGCAGTGCCTTCCTACGGTCGAGAGTGTGCAACCATACTTCTCGGCAAGTATCGGCAAGGAGGGGAAAAGTGTCTCGCCCTTCTCATTGATGATGCCTTCAATATATTCTCTTGCAATTTTCTGCCAGTCATACTGCCGCATCTTTCTTTTCTTTGGCACGCTATCACCACCTTTCCCTCTAAATAGGACGTTGACGAGGCGTTAACCTTTCCTCCGCCCATAATAGCTGTCAGTGCGATCAGCGACAACATCGTCATGTCTTCGCTCATTCGTCGGCAACCACTACGTTTTCCCACTTGCGGTACGCATCGACATACGTCTCATGCTTATCGCCATTGTACGTCAGCTCGTAGTACATGCCGTCCGGCACCGTCGTGCTGAGAAGCGCTTTCCAGTTCTGAAGCGTCTTGCAAAACCACACGACATACACATCATCGACCGAGATTTTCTGCTTGTCCGTCTTATCTACTCGTGCGTTGAAGTAGTCAACGACAATCTGTTTCGCTTTTTCCTGCATTCTTAATCCTCACGCCCTCCATCACATCATTACATTCATGAGCACTGCCGCTCCGATTGCTGCAAAAAACAACATAACTTCTCACCCCTCACACACACTCGCCGCGATGAAGCCTCCCGCCTCAGCATACCGGCCTCTCATTGTAGTACATGACTTTGATGCCATACTGCTTTGCAGCCTCATGCTCCAGCTTGCATCCACGATAGTCGCGCCAGCTGTTGACAAAGACCGCTACATCGGCCGAGCTGAGCAGCTCGAATGACTTTCCGAGGAACCACAGCGGCTTTGCATCATGCGGCGCGTCTTCAAAGAATGAGTCGATTACTTCTACATCTTCGCCCATTTCTTTTTTCACGTGCTCGATTGCTTCACGACGCTCTTTCTTGATCTCTTCATTCGTCTTATCGCGCATTGGCTGTGACACAAACACTCGCATCATATAAATCCCTCCACTTTAATTACGCACGAAAAAAGACTAGCCAATCGACTAGTCCCTTTCGGTTCTTACATATATGCGCCCTCAAAATAGGCGGTGCTATCTCAATAGCAGCTTACCCTACTAATATACCACATAAATAGCGGCAAAAACTTGCAAAGTTTCGCCAAATTTCTTCTACCATTCGTCGTGCCAGAAGATTTTGTAGCAGTACGCGAGGGCCATCTCGTGCCGCCCGCAGACGATGTGCTTCTTCTCCGCATCCCATCTATACGCGATCTGCGTGCCGTCGCGTCTGGCGCGTATCAGCTCGTCGCCTTCCGGCTCTACGATTTCCCACTCGCGCGACTTGAGATACAGACACATATCGATGAGGTCTACGAGCTTTATCAGCCCGCGCCACTCCGTCTGCTCTCTCTTCTTGCGCTCCATCTTGCGTATGTCGTGCTGTGTCAGCTTCTTGCTCGTCGTAGATCACCCCGGATACACGAAGAGGGCCTGCTGTAATTACAGGTCCTCGCGTGTGTAAGAGATAAGAAATTATAAAAGGAGGTTAACAAATGCCGCTGAGAAAGAGAATCGGCATAATTGGGGTTGGCTTTTGGAGTGCCTTGCGGGGCTCGAACCCGCCTCTTTGCGCTATGCTACGCAACGTGCTGCCCATGCACCATCGGCACAATAAGCCGCGATTGCGGCTTATCCGTTGTTACTCGTGGAGAGTTTACTCAACGCTTTCGACTTTCGCAAGCCTATGCTTATATAATACCATGCTTTTTAGCCCCAAAACTTGCAAAATTTCAAAAGAAAAAAGTTGGCCGCTCTCACGACCAACTATCTAATCTATGCTCTCAGCTCCTCATCGCTCACGACACGTACAAGACCATACTGACACGCCAGCTCCGTCGCGAGGTGCAGGAACTCCGCGCGGATACGATAGACCGTGCTCTGGTCCATCCCGTACTGCTCCCCTGTCCTCACCGCTGTATGCCCATCATAGTAGTACCGCATCGCCCTCGCTTCGTAGGGATAGCAATTCTCATACGCGCACTTGACTACTTTCAGCCACCGCTCTGGCCATCTCAGCGTCCAGCCGTCATCCAGTGTGACTGCTTTCAGCTCCATCGCCAACCGCACTGCCTGCTGTGCAGTCGGATCACTCACAAACGCATGACCGCCGCCACCGCCGCTATGGCCGCCCGGCTGCAACCGCGCTTCTTTCACGGCTCGCTCGATGCTGTGCTGATTGCTCAAAATCTTTCCGACAAACTTGTATGCGTTCTTTCTGATCTCATGCTTCTTCACTCACTTATTCACCATCCTCGAATAACGCTTTGTACAAGCTATCATTCTTTTCCCAATGCTCACATCTCTTGCACTCATCAAGCGGCTCATCTGTCATCGCGTCAGTATATCCGTAGCAAGTATAGATTACTTTTCCACTAGATGAGATAGCTCTGTCCGCTGTGTTGCCTCTGCGCTTTACTTCGCCTTTGCGTACTAGCTCGCATTCGCTCTTCATTATCTCACCTTCTATACATCTGCCATCAATGCATCGTCAACCATTCTGTACACATCTTCATACTTCTCATCGACAAAAACCTTCTTGCCGCTCGCGAAGCATATGAGCGTGCACCGAATCCCAGCCATCTTACTATCTTGAATATAATCAACACTGTATGGATTGAACGCTATTTTGTTTCCGCATATACCGTACAACTCAATCATGCTATCACCTCACAAATCATGTATCGCTCTCGTTCAGCCTCAGCCCGAACAAGCTTATCTCATCAGAGTCGCCATCTTCCTTCTTCTTTCCGTTAGTCCACCAATCGAATACATCTTCGCCAGTTTCCCATGCGTCGCAGGGGAATCCGTCGGCTTTCCGTTTATCAATCATCCGCTGAAAAGCCTTTTTGTACATCTCAACGTACTTAGGCCACCGCTTAATATCAGCGGCTTTTTGAGCTTTCGGCGTGTACGGACATAGAATGCATCCGATTCGTTTGCGTCCCTCATCATAGAGCTTGCAATATGGGACATGATACGTATGGATGTACTCCCATACGTCTGACTCGCTCCACTCGATGATGGGATGGATGAACCTCTTTCCACTGTGTCCTGTGCACGTTTCCATTAATTTTCTTTTCGCTCTTTTTGCACTCTCTTGATGCCGGACGCCTGTCACGATGAACCGGCCTTCTCCATAACGCTCTTTGAAGTACTTGCAACAGTACCTAACTCGCTGAGTGGGCGGCATGCGCTTCTTGGGAATTAGTTTCCACATTGATATTTCCGGCCGCATTCGATTTTCCCACGCATCTGGATAATGCTTGCGAATGAAGTAAATCAATTCTGGCGGATCGACTGTCGTTACTCCATAATGCGCGTCATACTTGACGCCGGCTTCTTGCCGGTCTTTTCCGCAAGCTCTTCCAACGTGCCGTCCGTAACGTACTCATCACCTTTATAGAGCGCGTAGATTTTAGCCATTATTCTTCGCCTTCTTCACTCGCTCGATCTCACGGTCAAGATACCAACGTGCTTTCTCTAAATCCTCGACTTCCTTTGACGAATCTTTCAGCCCAGCGCGTGTCACGTACTTGATGATATTGCCCCGCGCGTAGTTGAGTTTGTGGCTCTCGATGTAATCCATGCACTCAATGCCTTGTGTGTAGTGCGCTGGATGCTCGATGACATCATCCTGCTTTTTTAGCTCATCGTTATCAGTATCCCCCCTTTTTATGGCAAAAATCTCTCTGTCACTAAAAAGAGATTCAAATATGATTCTTACTTTGTAAATAGGTTTTAACGCCCCATCTACGTTTATTACCTCCCCAGTCATTCCGTTAAACATACTTTTATCGCCGAGGAAGTCACTTCCGTTTGTGCGTATTCCTACGAAATCCCCTACTTTTATCATTATCTCTCCACCTTCTTAACCCATGTAATCGGAACCACAGTGCTCATTCCATTAATAGAAACGGTATAATGCGCATCCATTTTGCTCGGGTCTAGCATGATTCCAATTTCGCCAGCTTCCGGTCCACCATCAATCTTTACTATTTCCCCTATCTCAAAGTTGCTTTTCCTGAAAAATTCTTTAAGGGATTCTTTCTCTGAGTCAGTAAGTTCTTTCTTTGAGTCAGCAAACCGCTTGCCGCCGTCGCGTTTCGCGTTGCTCTTGTTGATTTTCTCCATAACACGCTGGCGTTCATCTTCTCCATAACCGAGCTTATGCATGACGCCGGTAGCAGCAATCTGTACGTCGATACATTCTTCTGCAAGATGCTTTACTTGCTCTGGATTCTTATGGTCTTTGATGAGATCAATATACGCATCAACCACTTCTTTAGCCTCTTCCAGCACCTTTGCAATGTACTCTACTAGAAGCCAATCCTTGTACAGCTCCCCGTCGCATGGATGCGGCAGCACCACCGAGGCGCGGCCAGCCTTGTAGCCGTCCTCGAAGATTCTCTCATATCCGCTCATAGCCTTATTCTTCTCCATCTTCTGCCTCCATATCCAGCCGCACATACACGCGCGGCTCTTCTGCATACCACTTGCCTACCAGACCATACTCAACGACCTGCGAGTCATCTTTGTACCATACGCCGTTCAGCGCATCCTTGATGCCCTTTATTACGTTGTCTAAATCCGGCTTTGTCGTCGGTCGTATCTTATCCGCGATTGCGTCCGCTCTCTTGCGCTTGCTCCACGATTTAGGCACGGCGCGATAGATTACACACGTCAGTCGCACGGGGCATGTCAGCGGCCCTCTCAGCGCGTCTGACGGCATATTCTTTCTTGCTAATCTCCGCACATACTCTTTATACTTGCGGCTTTTCGGCGGATCATACGTCCTGCCGCGCCCGAAACGCGGCCGCCCCTGTGGAACAGCCTCGCCGGGGATGACCATATCACAGACCATCATCCACGCCATCAACTCACCTTCTTTTCATGCTCTGTCACCATCTTGTCGGCAGCAGCTACCAAATCCTCGTAATGCAAATTCTCCGATTCGAGATATTTGCGCAATTCCGCAATCGTCAGCCCCAATTCTGGACGCTTCATGTCGAGCTGCAACTGGAAAATCTCGACGAAGAAGTCCTGCATTCGCTTCGGCCCGAACCTTGTCTTGTCCCATGTGTGCAAGATGTACATCGTCATCAAGAGGTACTGCTCGATGATACGCGGCAGAATTTCTTGATTGACCTGCTTCTCATACTTCTTGCGCAAATCCTCACTGATAAGATTCTTCATTGTCGGGACAAGACGTTCTGCTTGCATCGCCTCGCGCTGGATGTCGATTGCAGTTTCCAGCGCATCATTGCTGATGTTCGCACCAGCGCCGAGACTCTTGCGCATCTTGCGCCGCGCTTGTCGATTATATCTACCCATTACGACCTCTCTCCTTTTTCTTATCTTCTTATCTTAGAAAGGCACGTCTTCGTCGGTAAGCGGCTTGTATCCGTTGCCGCTACGATCCGCACCTTCATTTCTGCTCCCGAGGAGCTGCAAATCATTCACAACAACCTCCGTCGCATATCGCTTCGAACCGTCCTTTGCGTCATAGCTGCGCACCTGCATGCGCCCCTCAACAGCAATCTGCTTGCCCTTGTAGCAGTAATTATTAACAACGCCGGATGCGAGATTGCCCCAAACGACACACGGGATGAAGTCCGCTTCTTTCGGCTTATCCTTCTGGACGCGGCGGTCTACTGCCAGCGTAAAAGTGCCGACCGCAGTTCCAGACTGCGTATAGCGCACTTCCGGGTCCTTCGTTAATCGTCCAATCAGCGTTACATGATTCATGATTTTTTCTCCTTCCATTCATCGCAAACAAATTCATCTTTCGCGAAGCCGTAGCCTCGCGCACATTCTTTGCCATTGCGACACGTCTCACAACTCCTGAGAAGCCCTTGAAGGTATCTCCGGCAGACATTGCATAGAAGTATATGCCTGCCGTCCAAAAGGCTCTCCTGTGTCACACCACGCGACGTGCTACACACTTTGCAATCACTCATATTTTCGTTTCATCCCCCGGCGTGATGGCCACACAGGTCTTGCGCATCTCAGCACTTGCGATTTCCACGACATCAAAGTCCGGCTCCGTGACTGGCGCGGCTCCCATGTTGTTGAGCAAAATCACATCCGTATCATCCGTGATTCGTGTGGACTTCAATAGCTCCCGCAGTTCTTTTACCTTCATGTCGTCACCCCAGCTCTATGTCACGCGCGTGTACAATCGCGCCGATAATTTTCCAGACCGCATCACAGAAAGCTTTTTTGTCTATGACCGTGTACATCTCGAAATCCCTCAGCGAATAGTCGAGGCCCTGCTCTTTGCATATCTCGCGAACCTTGGACGGCGTTAACGGCTCGTGCATCGCGATAAGATGGTCATCTGACACGCGAACCTTTCCGTCTGACATCATGCTTGCGTAGATCATAGCAGGCGCACCGTCGGTGAAGTGGTACGGCAGACTCATCCTCACGCTTTCATCATTGACGTTCCAGATTGTCATTGCCGTCTCGTGGAACACTTCGCAAAGATGTTGCAGCTCATGTTCAGCGTTTATCTGCTCGCCCTTTTTTCCGCACGCCTTCATAATTGTCTTTTTCTCGATCATACTCTCACCTCTGCTTGATTCTGCTTATGATTCTTCTGGCCATGACATACTCGTAACTGTCGCGAATCAGCATGATGATTTGCCAAACGGCTTTGTCAAGGTCGTCAATATGCACGACTTTGTAAATCTCACACTCAAAGGGTATCTGCTCATAGTCTGGCATGTCATCAAACTGGAGATGATATCTCATGCAAAGCTCACGGATCTCTGGCATTGTCAACTCTTGATGAAATGACGTTTCGCCTGCATCGCTGACCTTGACATAAAGCTCATCATCGCTCGGCTGTGACGTGATGAATACGCAAGCGCCGTCGTTATCGTCGTACAGCATCGGCAGTAGCATCTCAATGTGATCGTCAAACTTTTCCGCCCGAAGATTCTCCTCGCGGAAT